CGACCACATTTCGGGTATGAGCCATCTTTTCGCTTGTTCGCAATATCGACCCAGTTTTCCTTTACCCATGCTCGTAGTCCTTTTTTTGCCATTATGGACAGCCTAATCTTTTTCTTCTTGCTAAACCAGCACCCATAAATCCACCCATGGCAGCTTTCTTACGATTTTTCTTTTTGCCACCTGGTGTAACTTTACCTGAACAAACTGCAGAAGCGTACATATTGGCATAGGCCGATGGATACACTTTAAATTTTCTTTTCGCTGCCGCTTTACCTCTAGGACAAAGTTTTGCCATTACGTTCTCGCTGTTTGTTTTGCTCTTGCAAAGTTTGCTGCAGTTGGTGCGCCTTTAGATCCAGGTTTTCTCATAGTCTCACCTGAACCAGCTTTGATTCTAGCTTTTTTAGCTGCAATGTTTGCATAAAGACCTGGTCCACCACCAGCTCTTTTAACTCTGTTATATAGTTTACTCATTAAACTTTACCACCTTTTCTTTTCATAGCTCGTCCACCGCCTTTGTAAGCGATACCACCACCCATGAAAGGTGATCTTTTATCTTTTGCCATACCACCTTCTTTTAAAAAACCCATATTGTTTCTAACTTCTTTAGGTAGTTTTGGTAAACCTTTATTACCCTTTGGTATTGGTTTTAAATTTTTTCCAGGCATTATTTTTTCCCTCCGTTTTTAAATATTTGTGTTCCCTTTATACCATATATGCTCGCCACGACAAGGATCCAAAGATTTGTGAACCATGACGGGAGCTGCTGGAATTGCTCAAAGAACTCTTTTATTTTTGCAGACGCAGCCGGATCCTCGCTGAAGACCCCGTATGCAATCACTAATATCGGCAGCGTTAACACGACCAAAACGAACTCGTCTTTCCAGTCCGATTGTCGGGCTTCTAACAATTTGCCCTGGTACTCGCTCTCCCCACGGGCCATCTTATCTGCGTGCATCAATTGTGCATCAGCCATTTTCATTTTAGTCTCTTGTTTCTTTTTATAGATGTGCGTTGCCGCGTTTAATCCTAATTTAAGTGCTGAAAACCACATATTAATTTCCCTTTCTTATAATAGATATTGAATCTGGAGTATCTTCATCTTTTAATGCGTTTTGAAGCAAAGTTTTTTCTATAGAAGTCTCTGCACGAAGATTTGCAAGCTGTTCATTCTGTTCTAGCTTCTCATCTTGGTTTTGATCGTTCATCATTGCTCTCATTTTATCAAGATCCAATCTTTGTTGACCCTCACGCTCTTTTCTAGCGTTTTCTTGTGCTTGTAAATCCAATTCTCTTGCTCTTAATGCAGCAATTGGGTCATTTCCAAAGTCACCGTTGATTTTTTTCTCTTCATTCATAAAATCTTCAGTCATTTCTGCAATTAAAATTGCTTTTCTTGACTCAATCTTCTGTTGTAGCATCTGAATATCGTTTTGAAGGTTAGGATTTTGCATCATCGCCTGTGGATTTTGCATCATTTGCAACATTTGTTGTAATTTTCCTAGTTCTTCTCTAAATTCTAGCTCAATTTGCTCTTGTGCCATCAAAGAAATGTGTTCTAAACAGTTTTTATGAAGTGCTGCACCTATCATTGGTGCATTTTTTACCATTGTTGTACCCATAAAGTTTAAATGAGCTGTCATATGTGCTCTATGATCCTGTCCTGGAAACGCTTGGAAAGGTTTTCCGGCTAATGCATCGATGTGTTCCAGTGCAGGATCCTTTGGTGTGGGTGGTTGAGGTTTTTTTAAAAGTAAATCTACATCTTTTACACCCAAAGCTTCATACATATTTCTAAATACTTCGTATTGATTATGAATTTTTGGATTAGCTGCTGCTAATTGCATTTGAGTTTGTGCTAAAGATATTCTTTGTGCTTGAGAAAATATGTTTGGATCTGCAACAGGTAGAATATCTATTCTATCATCAAAGTCAGTTTGTTTAATTTGTCTTTGTCCACCGATAACATCGTAAGGATATACAGGTGGTAGATATAATTTACATACTCTAGCCATCAAAGTAAATTCTTGTTTCATTGAAGCATACAATCTTTTGTGAACTGCAGACATCACACGAGATCCTCTCTCTAACATTGCAACAGTTGTACCCACCGCTGCTTGTTGATTACCATCTCCTATTTGTAAATCTGCAATTGCTGCAAATCTTTGACCTGCTTGCACCACACTTCCTAATAAATTAAATAATGTGGCTGATGGTTCTTTAAATGGTAAAGGCATAAACGCATCTCTGATACTTCCACCAGGTGCATCTACATCTTTAAACTCTCCAGGTTGAATTGGTTGTGCTTCATCTTTAACTCTAATACCACGCATCTTAAATCCTGCTGGCATGTTTGATAAAGTTCCTGCATCTAACAATGATCTTAGTGCCATTGTTGCAGTTCTAGATAATCCACCAATCATGTGAATCAAACCAAAACCATAAAAACCAAGACCTGGTAAAAATTTAAAGTGAACAAAATATTGTATTTTCTTTTTCATCTTATCACCAACTTCGTAGTTTCTTCTAATTGATAAAACTTCTTTTGATGATTCTTCTATTGTTACAATGTATGGTAATTTAATTCCTGTTGGTTCTTGTTCAGGACTCATGTCCTCAAAACCCATCAAGTCTAAATCAACATGACACTCTAACAATGTAAATATTTTTTGATCTTTACTTTTTGTTCGACCTTCTAACTCACGTTCTTTTCGATCTGTTTCACTTTCTTGATCTTGACCTGGAGTTAGTTCGATGTCTCTGTAAAAACCTGCAACTTGTTGTTTACGTAAATCGTTCTCTGACATTTTAACCACATGAATAATTGATTCCGCATCTTCTAATGAGGTAGCAGTATACGGAACAATTAAATCATCGGCAGGGACAAACTTTGAAACTGTTCTTTGATGTATATCATCATAGTAAACTTTTTTAAAAGCTGAACCTGATAGTGGCAAATAAAATAACATCTGATCGAATTCAGCTTCATACTCTTTCATCTCAGACATTATTAAATAGTTTAAATAATCTTTAACACGTAGTGCTTGTTGTTCTTTGTCAGGTGTTGGTAACCCAACCATTTGAGTTCTAACAGGACCACCTGCTGGTAATAATTCTTTATAAGCTTGTGCTTGAAACTGAGTGACTGCTTCAGCTAACACTGGGTGAGTTGCACCTGATGCACCTTTGAATGGTTCTGAAGTTTGTTCGTATTTAAATCCTAAAAGATCTAAACCTTCTCTGTATGCTGACTCCCAATCTTTTCTAGAACTTTTGTAATCGCTATAGTTTTCAAATAACTCATGACCTAGCGGAGTTAGAATAGAGTCATCTAATAAATCTGCTAAGTTTGCAAAATGGCTTTCGTCTTCACCTGGGTTTACTAAACCTGGTTGAAAGTTTACGTCTACTGATCCGTCTGGATTTTCTTGAACGTCAACAGGATTGACAGGTTGATTTTTTGCCTGCTCTTCTGCTATCTCTACTTCAACTTCCTCTGGACTAGGTACTTTGATAGTTTGCTCTACGTTGGGTAGAGACTTGTCTATTTCTGCCATTTATTTTCTCCTGTTTTACTGTCTTAACAGTATTGTATTTAATATTCAACCCTTGTGGTGTCGGTCCTCTTCTTGGTGGTGGACCTGATTTTTTGCCTATCATTCTTCTCTTATCTGTTTTAAAGCTAGGTCAAGAGCTGCATCAGCACTCATAGCTCCTCCCTCTCTTAGATCTTCTATTATTTTATTTAACCTTTCTTGAGTAGGTCTATCTTTATATTTTAAATATTTTTTACCATAATCTATTACCCCAGCACCACTACCTAACTTCACCCTGCCGCCTGTTGCTTTTTTAGGTTTCATAAATGTAAGTAGTTCTTCTCTTAACATTTTCATAACATCTTCTCTACTAGTGCCAAAATTTTCTTCTACATTTTTTAAAAGTGGTTGTATGAATTCAATAGCTTCTTTACCTTTAGACATTTCTTCATCATCTCCTACTGAAGCTTGTGCTACATATTTAGCTAAAGTATTTATTTTTTGTCTTGCAGCATCTTCTGGTATTGGATTAAATGTTGTTGTATCAACCATCATAGAAGCAGG